GCTGTCCCCTCATACGGACAGTGGACCAAGAGACCCTTCGTGACTGGATAGTGAAACTTCCGTGACGCGAGCCAGCAGTAGGCTGCAAGCTCGAGTGCGTCCCCTTCGTGCAGGGTTGCTCCCGTTTTCCAGTCGATGACCACACGCTTGCCACCTTCCACCATGATTGCATCGCACCGACCGCTCACGCCCAGTTCTGCATCCGACAAGTCGATCTCGACACCCTGGAACTTCCTTGGTTCCTTTGTGTACCACTGCTGCCAGAGTGCCAGACTGTTGTACGATCTCGTGGCAATCTGTTCATCCATGGTGGCCTTGTTCGCTGCGTTCAACAACTTTGGAGTGACGGGAAACCCCAGTTCCTTCTGGACCAGGACATGGAACAGAGACCCAATCTGCTGTGCGAACAATCTAACCTCGGCCGGCTCAGTCCCCTTGTCCCACGCTAGGTACTCGCCCTTCATCAGGCGAACGACCCACTGTTGCATCCACACCTTCTCTGGAAAGTTCACAATGGAAGTAACGCTGACCGGCTTCTCGCTCATGGCTTCACCTCTCTGTCATCCGAGAAAACAATCCCGCCAAGAGTGTTATCCACCAGCAAATCATGAGAAGAATGTCTACTCGGACAAGCCACACGATACGAAAAAGAAGTCCGATGATTCCCACAAGAATAATGGCGATTGTAAGGAGACCATACAGCACATCATATCCAGGACTGTTGGCGGCATCCCATCGTCGTTTCATTCCTCACTCTCCTCCGGCGCGAGGACGGGAGCCGCTTCATCATCGTAGTTCATGGCTCTGCACTTCTCGCACTTGTCATCATGAATCAAGTCCTCGCCAAACAGTTCGCATCTTATGAAAAAACTCTCGTAGTTGTAGAAGGGGCATTGCCAATTCACCCCTCTTCTCCGGCACCAGCCCCCTTCGGGTTTGTTCACCGCCTTCCACAACCTCTTCCGTTCGTCTTCCAGCACAGATGTCTCGAACTCAGCGTTGTCGGGCGGGGTGAGTGCGATGGCATCCATCAATCCGTCTTTTGGCAGACTGATAACGGGAACCTCTCGCTCAACCTGGCTAGCGATCCAATGTTTTGCCCTATTCAAACCCGCCTCTATCCCTTCTGCGCGGCCCTGCGCAAGAGCTGCCGAACATCGCTTGATACCCTCCGCGAGATAGAGTTCGGTATACTTTTGTAGCCGTTCTTCCCCTTCTGCCTTGCCTCTTTCATACGCCTGTGAAGATTGCATATTGAGCGTTGCTATCGCCGCCCGACTTGTGTCGTTGTTCTCAACAAACGCCTTGTACGTCTCTTCACCCCGTTTCTCGGCGGCGGCGATGAGAGCAGTCAATCTTTCTTCCAGTAGAGGAATACACGCGGGGAACCATCCTGCATCCCTTACTATCAGTGCTTGCAGTTCTTCAAGCGTCTTGCCTTCCATGGCTACTTCTCTAGAATCTGTCTGACAGCGCCTTCGCTTCTGCGTCCAGCGCTTCTTTCGTGTGTTTTGCCAGTTCGCCAGCGAACTCGGGAGAGACGCCATCGGGAACCTTCCCCTGACCAACAGCCAGAACTGCGTCGCAGATGTCGAGCAGCAGGGCGATCCCTGCATCATAGACCATCGTTGACAGCGAAGTGCAGGATGCATCATACTTCTTCGCCATGGCCCCAAGGTCCGAGGCTGTCAGTTTCAAGAACTCCTGTCCCTGCTTGATCAGGATCATGGTGGCGTCGTCGATTGCCTTCTCAGATTCTACCGGCATCTCGCCTGTGTCGGACGTGACCACCCCGGCCAGTGCCAGGCCAGTCATGCTCAGCGTCAGTCTGCGCTTGGCTTTCGTCTCGGCTTTCATGTAGGCGTTCGCAAGGTCTTCGCCGTGCATCATAGCGGTCGTGCCATCGGGCTTGAAGAACCGCTTCCCTTCGGCGGTTGTCGCCCAGTTACCGCCTTCCTTGGTGATGGGAACGGAACCGGATGCCTCGTCGATACGGCCGTCAATCGTCTTGCCTTGGACCCTGATGGTATAGATCCCATTCGGGACGTCGAGGATACGGTCGAGGACAGTCACTGATATTCTCGTATTGGACCTGATCTGGTCAAACGCTTCTGCCCTGGCGTACAGGACGAGTTTCACGGCACCCTTCTCTCCCTTCATGTTGATGTACTCGAACGGCTTTGCGAGAGGGTTCAGTCCTGAACTTTCGCACATCCTGCGGTAGTACGCCAGCCTCTGAGTGGCATTGAGAACACTGAGGTCGCCTTGCAACAGCACGATTTCCAGCGTCTTAGCATCGATCTCGGTGTTGGTCATGGGTACCAGCTGTAGCGCACTAGACCCCAGGACGACTGGTTCTGGCGCTGTCTTCTTGATAGGTTCTGTCATGTCAGACCTCCTCATCATAACTCGCAGCGAAGATGTCTGGCTTGCAGGGGTAGAACTCGCCCTTGACACCCCTGATAACATAGTCACCATCGCTGATATGCATCCTTCCTTCTTTCGTCTCAATGAAAATCTGCCCGTCTACTTGGTCTACAACATGCACTCCAACGAATGCCATAACATCACCCAAGTTCTCAAAGGTGGACTGGATTGCCTGTATCACAACAGGTTTCTTGCGATAGGACTTGACGCCCATGTCAGACCTCCTTTGCTCTGTCCTGCAGCAACTGCAGGGTCTTCATGTTCTCCGACAGCTCCATAAGCGTGCGGATGTGGTATCGGATTTGGTCCAGTTGTTCCATCATCCTGTTCCAGTCAGGGTCATTGTTACCGACACCGCAGCAGCAGTCAACATACGTTCCCGCATAGGCGACTTTGTACAGCGCCCGCTCGCGGTCAGTCATATCCAGCGTGGCTGGTACGTTCACATGAGCAAGTACATGAGCAGAGCCATCGTTCACGTTCAGAGCGATAAGAGATGGATGCCACTCATCGATAGGGGAAAGCGCCACTCCGTTCTGCTGAATCCGTGTTTCGTCTCTCATTGTCATCCTCCTATCGTGAGAACTGCTGGGTTGAACACACCCTCGGGATGGGGTTTGTCATGTCAGACCTCCAAGCGTTCTGTCAAACGCTGTACGTGCTTCCCAATCAGTCCGACATGACGGCTCGCATCCTCTATCTTCTGCAACAAAGGGCTTGCAGTTGTCATGGGGGTTGGAACGCCCTTAGCGTTCTCGATGCTGTCCGTCAATTCGGCAGACATAACTTGGCTCAAGTGCGCTCCCAAGGCGTTGACTTTATCGTCGAGCGCGTTGATGTCTTTCGTCAGGTCTTCTATCTCCTTCGTAACTGCAGAGACCTTTCCTTCTTGGACTTCTTCGTTCATTACTTCTCTCCTTCGGCTTCCGCCGCCTTGCCGATGACCGCGCGCAAAAGCTTCATGCCTTTACGCCAGTCGGATTCTTTGTCGAGACCTTGAAGCAGTCCCAGGTGTTCCAAGTGTGCGAGACTGAGTTGCAATCTCATGAGCCTCGACTGTTGCTGATAGCGAATAGGATCATTTGGTCCGTCCATGTGCTTTCCTCCTATGTTCGGTCTTCGGTCAGGTATTGCCCTGCCAGTTACCGTATTATCAGCGTATGCGATACGGGTACACTGTCAATAGGCTCCACACTACGCCGCTGCACCTCCTTCGTGTGGTCCGTTACCCATGAGAGGCTCAAGCCTCTGTGTCCGCAGGCTACAATATCCTCCGGTGAGTGGTACGTTTCCGATACGTTTTTGTGCATGTCGGCGGCGATTTTCCGCACATGATTTGCGAAGATTTCCTGCGCCTGTGCCTCGCGGTGAGTCTTGGGATACGTCAGGTGCAGATAGACCACATCGCCCTCGCTTCCATAGTTGCAGGATCCCACCGGCGTGAAGGGCAGGGAATAGGCCAGCATCCATGTGAACCGGTCACTGTTGTCGTGTGGAACCTTAACCACTAAAACGCGCATGTCACTTCTTCTCCTTTGTCGGCAGGTAGGTGAGTTCCGACTGATCATACCGTGCTCTCGCGCCGTCGTCCCACTGGATTTGCATGTTCACTCTGCCCGTATGCGTCACTGTTCCTCGCTTGATATGCTTGTGATACTGGCCGGGCTTCGCACACATTCTGCTTACCCGGTCGCCGACTTCCAATCTTCCTCGGGTGTTCATTCCTTTACCTCCAGCACCTTCAACATAGACCCTGCTCGCTTGATAGCCTGAACTGGTTTTCTCGGATAGTAATAGAACTTATGATACACGTCGAATAGGTGTCCCGCTACCTTGCCTAGAAGATTCAAGAACATCCCTTCCCGATACGAAATCTCTGGATGGTAATTCTTGTAATCAGATAACGCAGTCAGCATTGCCAGAGACGTAGAATACTTCTGCTGCTCTTCATCGGTCATAGCGTCCTCTTGGACATGCGCACGCGGCAAGTGTCGTCGTGACATATGCGGCAAGAAAGATCAGACCTCATGCCGCAGTGCCTCATGGCTTCAAGTTCTATGACTTTCGCCATTGCTTGCTGCGTCCTGGGTTCAAGGGTCTCGTCCTCATAGATGTGCGGGATGATCGTGCCCTTGCCACCTTTGCGCCCATCCCAGAACTCGTACAGTTCCGTGCTGGACATGGCCACGGCCTGGGCTGCTGCAACATGGAGCCGCCTCGGTGTTTCTTCGTCGGCCATCCGGTCGGTGCACGGCGTGATGTCGCAACTGCGACAGGCTGCCGGGCAAACTATCAGACATATGATCTTGCATGGTGCGCGTTCCTTCTCCATATTCTCTTCTCCTGCCGGTTGTCGTGCTGCAGTTGGCCGGCCCTGCAAGTTGAACAGTTGCCCGTTCACGGTGGCCGGGGTTTTCCCTCGGCTGCCGTCAATAGGTAGCTAGTAGCTCAGTGGGCGTTGTAGCCGGTTCTCGTATTCCAGGCGATAACAGTACAGGTGGGCGACTGCGCGCTCCCTGGGGCCAAGCATCAACTTCATGCGGTCGTGCGTGGTTGGATCCACGTACCAGATGAAGTCATGCGTCACGTATGCCTCGGCTTCGTGGACCAGGACTTCCGTCTCGTCGTCGTTCCAGATCGTCAGGGTGTTGCGGTCCGTGTGGTCGTGGTCGTCCATCTTGTAGGTGTTCAACGTGAAGGGCTGGCCGGTCGTACTCCTCGCGCGGCCGGTGGTGTTCGTTGTGGCGTTCATGCTGTCATCTCCTTCTGCAGTTCCGCAAACGTGCAAGGCTCAAAATGCAGATCCCGCTCAATCACAAACCCGAGGCTCTCAAGGTCTGCGAGTGAAAAGTCGCCCCATTCGTTTTCCTGCCCCGTGACGTAGCCAAAAAATACCCGGTCCTTCTTGTCATACTCGCAAGCGTACCAGCGCCAATTCGACATGATGGAAAAGTATTTGGCATAGAACACATGGTCTTCAAGCGGGAGTTCTTCCTGCGATCCGTACTCTGGGAGCTTCCCTTCTAGTTCCTTGGTGAGTAACTTCATCATGCTTCCATCTCCTCCGGGTTGTGCTCCGGTTCCCGTTCCGGTGGTGCTCGGGCTTGGCTTCCGCCTGCTCGCGGGGCCTGCGTTGGCGGGTCCCGTGAATCGGTGCGCTATATCAACCCTGAACGCGCAAAACTGTAATACTCGGACCGTGTCCGGCCGACGATGATATGATCGAGGACGCGCACACCGACATATTTGAGCGCCTGCACGATGCTGTTGGTCGTGTCGATGTCCTGCTTGCTTGGGTCACATTCTCCGCTTGGGTGGTTGTGGACCAAGAACACCCTGCTTGCATGGTGAATACATGCCTCGCGCAAGATGTCGGCCGGATCGACAACGGCGGCGCTGACGCTTCCCTTGCTGATCTCGACGGGCTTGATCACCTTGTTCCGGATGTCGACAAGGACAGCGTAGAAATATTCGTTCTGCGCGTCCTGGAGTTGGTCCAGTTCGTTGAGCACGTAGTCAATGGCGTCCTCGGGGCTGGTCACTCTGGCGGCGGTTCGGGTGACGTTGTGCTCGTGGTTCAAGGCGCGCGCAAGATCGGCGGCGGCCAGCAGTCGCGCAATCTGCGACGTGCTCAGCATGTCGACGAAACTATCCGGAGCTGTGCGCAGGTCGTTCAACAAGTCGGCCAGGCTTGGCCGGTCGGCGTGCTGTTCGTGCATGGCCCTGGCATACAAGCGCTGCGCGGTGTCTGGTCCAAGGATCACGGCCAAGGCTGCAACGGTGTCGTTGCCCTGGCTGACTGGCTGGTCCGTGGTGCGTTCTCGCACATAGTTGATCAAGTCGGCGATCTTCATGCTGCCTGCCCGGTGACCGGTGACCGTCTCCGGGGTGCTGGTGGTCTCAAACAGTTCGGTTGTGTTCATGGCTTACTCGTCCATATCGGATTGTTCGCGGACTTCTGCGGCTCTGCGGTCTTCCATTCTCATGGTGTCGAACATCTCTTTGTCAATTTCTGGATTGATGATGCGTACCTGGGGGACCTCTGCGAGTGCTTCGCGGTGTGCGAGTTCGGTGGCGACAGTATCGCGGGCTCTCTGCTCTGCAATCAGGCGGTTGCTCTCTGCGCGCAAGGCTTCGCGGTCTGCCTGGACTGCTGCGGCGGCGTTCTGGTTCGCCTGGTGATCGCTGGCCGGGTTGGTGGGGTCGTCGGCGTCGCGTTCGTTGTCTTCTGCGATCGCTTCGACGTGCAGAGCGTCCATGATCTTGTAGTAGTCGAGGACGGTTGTCTGCTGGTGGGTCTTCATCTCTTCGTTCTCGACGATCCCGGTGCGGTGTGCTTCTTCGGCATCAACGGCCATATTGAAGCAAGTCGTCCGCGCCGTGCATGAAGCGCACTCATACCGTTGAAAGTGTGTCATGCCGTGGGGACTCTTGCAGGTGCTGGACTTTCTGGTGTGGTTGGTCATTGCGTATGTCATGGTTGGTGCTCCTTGCCGGGGTGGTGCTTGGCCTTGTCCGGCTGGCCTATTTGATACTCATATAGTATACATATATGGGATAATGTCAAGCGTGCTCACATGTGGTGTTCATGCGGTGTGCAGGTATCGCGTCTGTGTATGAGTATCGTTCGGTTTCCGTATGATTGCCAGTGATGAGCAGACTATACGGCTGGCATGCTGCTGTTCATGCGGTGTTGCTGTCCTGATCGTGCTGACAGTCAATGGATTGCCTGCTGTCGCCAATGCTCGTTCAACTCATTCGGGTTCCGTTCTATCGGATTCCGTACGATTCTCGGGAAGGACCAGGAGGACCAGACAACCATGTACTACCTGCTACATGTAACGGCTGTTACATTACGTGGAACTATCAAGGAGGAACCATATAAGGAAGAGGACTAAGGAAGGTCTCTGCACTGTCACTGTCTTGTTCCTGTGTCAGGAGAAGACTGCTCAACTTCTTTTGCTTACTGAGCTTTACTGCACTAGCTTCTAAAGATTGTAGGCTACTTTCTTTCAGGTGTAGGGCGCTTTCTTTAGTCTGCTTATGTCGTCACGTTTCTTTCGTCGCTATGCTCGACCGTTCAACCGCGATCCTGGCGAGGCTCTTTCTCCCGGGATATTGGCTCTCAATCAGCTGTCCAGCACCATCATAAAACATTCTTTATGCTGTCGTGTACTTGTTACCCATCTCCGTAAATGTCGCTTGTCGGAAGTCGGGATGTTTCGTATTCCGAACGATTCGTGCTATACTTTCACCATGCCAAGACGAGCAGCCAATGACAACATAGGGAGACATGGACCAACTGCCGCTGTCATCATGCCCGGGGACCTGGTGAACGTCGCCATTGATCCAGCGCTTGACGCACTAGCTCATGCCTATCCAGAAGACGAGAACGGCCAGCGCTACGACCTCGCAGCAGCACAGGAACACGCGCCCAAAGCCAGGCAGGCAGGCAGGAGTACGTCCGACCGCGACCCCTCCCCCCCCATGCTAGACATTATCCCTGCCTCCCTCTCTGCCCCTTCTTCTCCTTCCCCTGATGAGTTTGCAAAAAAAACAGGTCTCACTGCCGATTCCATTCAGGACTTGCTTGCTCATGCCCCCCGTCTTTCAGGAAATGAGGATGCGGACCAGAAAACGCTCTATCAGCTGTACCTTGCCCTCAAGGAACACCGGAGTGCGTACGAAGTCGGGCGGCTGGCAGGCATCAGCGTGGACGTGGTCGAGTTCATGGCACGCAAATACCAGTGGGACCGGGAAGTCCGTGCTATCGAAGACACCGATGTGCTGGATGTGCTGGACGAAACGAACCTGCACGACCTCATCCTGCTCGAGATGCAGACGATCTCCGGCCTGCAGGGCATCATGAACCGGCATACGGCGGCATCCGCTGAGCTGGACCAGTTGAAACGGCTCCCGGAACCGGCCGACAAGGACGAACGGAAGGAACGGGCGGAGCAAGCGTCGACTTTCAGGGGGCAAATCCTGTCGCCGACCATGCTGATGAACGTCGCGGAGCAGTTGATGACGCTCAAGAAGGCGAAAATAGGGCAACGGAAGCGAAAACCCGGGCGCATGTTCATCGTGATCGACCCGGCGAAGGCTGACCAGCTCAAAAAGGACTTCGAGAGTCGGCCGGTTGCGCCGGAAGCGGCTGAAACGCCCTATTAGGACCTGAGATGGACCCCTTCATCAAATACTACCGTGACGGCCGCGTGGAAGTGATCAGCGAGCGCTTTCATCGCAAGGAACGCCTCATGGGTGGGAACTTTATCCTTGCTCACTGGGATCTGCAGAAAAAAAAGTGGGCGGGGCGTGCCTATCTGCGCTGGAAGTACCGCATGGGCGACCCTTCCTGGATCACCTTGCCCATGAACGAGCGTCGATACGGCCCCATCATCGATCCCTGGATCAGGCACCGCCTGATTCTCAACGCATGATGCACGCCGCGCTGATGGAGCGCGTCGACCACGACGGCCAGCTCGACAAGTTCATCCATCCCCACGATCTGCAGGCGCAGACGATCTTATGGGACGTTCCGTTCAGTTTTCTCATGGGCGGATGGCAAATGGGCAAAAGTTCCTGGCTTCCCATCTGGCTCACCTGGATGATGGAGCAGTTTCCCAACGAAAACGCCATTCTCATCTCTCCAACCTTCGATCTCACCCGCGACATCATGGTCCCGCTTCTGCAGGACACGACCGAAGGGACCTACTACGAAGGTGTCTACAAGCGCAACGACCACCAGTACATCACGCCGTACGGCACCATTTTCCTGCTCTCCGCCCAGGACCCCGAACACATCCAGGGCCGGCACGTCTGCGCCGTGGCGGGCGACGAGTGCGGCCAGTGGTCCTACGAGGCATGGTTTCATACCAAGTCAAGGATCGACCGCACCGGCGGCAGGTTCCTGGGGGCCACGACACCCTATTTCATGAACTGGATGTACCACGAGTGCTTCCAGCGCTGGCTGCGCAGGGACCCCAAC